CATAGCGCCAGCGGTTACTTCAACTATATCTAAGTTATGATTTAAACTTGATATCTTAAGAGTTCCAGTTACAACTGATGCAGTTATTCCAGAAATAGAAAGTGCATTTATCTGGCCAGAAACACTATCTAATGTTGGATTAGAATTAGTTAAATATGTGGATGCTGGGATTCCTAGTTCAACTAATGCTGTTCCAGAAATAATCATTTGACTTCCTGAACTTGTTATAACCATGCGATTGGTTGAGCCAATATCAGCATTAATATCAGTTATTGTTTTTAAGTCTGTTTCTAAGTTATCTAGTTTTGAATCTCTATATGAGTTAGTAGGCGAAAGTCCTAAATCTACAAGCACTCCACCAGTCATTATCAATTCAGAAACTGAAGTTGTCAGAACTAATTTATTTGATGATTGTGATGCTACAACATCACTTCCTGAGTTAATCGCACTTATAATTGCGGCTAAATCATCTCCATTTGTTAATGTAACTGTGACGCCATTAATAACTATTCCCTTTGTGGATGTCATCACTGGTGATGTAACTGTACCTGTGACTGATAACTCAGCAACTGTAACAGTTGTACCATCAACAACAACTGTGCCACCATCAGTTAATGGTGAACTTCTTGTTGCTGTTGTAGTTTTTGATATAATGTTTGACGCACTGTAACCAATAGTCAACCCCGTACCATCTACAGTTATTTGGTCACCTTGGTTTGAACTAAATGCGCCTGTTGTTGTTGCAACAGTTCCTGAGAATGTTACAGTTGTATTTGTTCCGTTCTCAACTATACCGGAATTGTTGTAAACAACAAAACTTGCTTGTTCGCCTTCTGATATAATTGAATTAGCAACTGTGCCTAGTATTGTTATTCCCGTACTAGTAGTTCCTGATGGAGTATAAGTGTAAGATGTTCCATCGATTGTAATAATATCACCACTATTAAATACTGGATTACTAACTGAACCTATCGCTTCTACTCCAGAATTTGAACTAGTTGGCACAAAGACACTGTTCGAAGTTGTAGAATCTATCTCGACAGTTAATGGTTCAAAATCTTCTTCAAATACTAGATACTCGTATACTGTGACTCCGCTTACAGTTTTTACTCCGTTAGAAGATAGCAAGTAATAACCTGATATGGTTGGTGTTATCTCATCAGCAGTTATTTTTAAATAAATCGGCTTAGTAATAGATGTGCTATCGATAGCAGATGCAGTGCCAATGTATAATTGATTGTCTGATGTTTCGCCAATATAACTTATTTCTGCTACTTCACTAAGTCGTACTACATCCCATTCTCTATCATCATCTGTTTGTAGCCATGCTGTATCTCCTTCGTATAGAGCAGTTTCAGTCAATGAAGTTAATGAATCGTATGTACTTGTGATATAACTCACATCAGACTCATTCACATATCCAGTTGTTTTGATTGCTATATTACTTTCTTTTTTAATTGGTAATAGTTCTTTAGTAGTATCTTGGTATTCTATTAAAAATGGGTCCTGAGTCATTTCACTAACCGTGACTTCTTTTTCCATTGTGAATTTTGTAGACTGATGTCCATACTCACTTAATTTAATTGCCCATATATCACAATGTTTTATGTCTTTAACAGCACTGTTAGTGTTGACAATCTTGTTTACACTAGAGCCTGTTCCTTTATGTGATAAGAAACCTTTATAAAATTCTAATTGTGATTCTCTTTCAATACCATGATTTGATAGATATGCTCTTGTTGTATATCCATATTGATTTGATTTTAACTTATTGATAATTGATAGACCTTGGTCAACTAACGTATCTCTGTAGTATTGAGTTTCAGCAATCATTGTATCAAAGTTAGGTATCAATTCGTTGTTATGAACAATGTAACCATCAACAGCCATTGTTCCGTCCCATCCAACTGTTCTGTTACAATCAATTTGTACTCTAAGATTTCTATTATGATTGTGTGGGTCGTATATAATATCTCCGTAACTATCAGTTCTATCGATAACGAATGCGTGTTCGATATCTCTTATGTCCATCTTCATTCCATAGATAGGAATGTTACTTGTGAATGTTAATTTAGAACCGTCTGTATGAAAATTAACTTCAGTACTTGGTATAAGTCTACCAGAGGCATCTACTATACGATAGTAGTTCTTAAATGTTTCTGTTGCTACACTGGCTACACCATAATCTGTATTAAAACTTCCGCCAGTTAATAAAGGCGTAAGAGTGATAAAATCACCAACTGAATTATTTTCTGATTGCCATTCTAAGAACTTGAATAATAGATTTTCCCAATTTACTGGTTCACCAAACTCGCTTGAGTCTGTGAAATCCCATCCTACTAATTCAAGATAATGTGCGTAACCCAGTATTAAGTGAGCAACGTCATCTACTGTATCTAATATATCACCGTAATTATAATTCTTTACAGTGTCATCTACTAATTCTTTGTAACCCATTGCTTGAACTTTATTAGTTCTTGGCCATTCTGTTACTGGTTTCCAATCTTTAATGTTATCATCAAAGTCAGAGGTTGCTGTGTGACTAGTAAGACAAACATAAGGAACACTGTTCCATAATGCATATGAATCCATTCTGTAGTATTCACCAGATGTCCAATTCTGTAACGTAAGTTTGTCACCCGATGTTGAGAATGCTTTTTCTCCACTTGATTTATCCCATCCCATCGCATAAAATGTAGGATTTAGTTCATCATATCCATGAATTCTAAATCCAAACTTATCAATTTTAGGTTGGGAAACTAGTGTCCAACTTGCGTAGTCAAAGGTAATTGCAGCCGCAGTTTCTTTTGATGATACGCCGTCTATTTTTCTTTTATAATATTTGCCATCTGTTGAATTCAGAACAACCAAACCCTTAAAGTAAGTTGCCACATCAGCCAGTGCGTAAACTGGATGCTTAGTAGCAGTTGATACTTTTTCTAATACGATAGCACTAAAGTATTCACTTCTGTTTGGTACACCAGCGTGAACAAACAAATCAAAGTTGTCTTCTGGCAATTCAGTGAATCTACTATTTGATAGTGAATTATTTTCTGTTTGCAATTTAAAGTTATTAACAAACCCACCTAACTTTGAACCCAACTTAAATGAATAGTTCTCTTTTTCTGCAATTACTAATTCGTTATTGATATTGTCATTCTGGTTAGAATAGGCAATGATAGATTTTAATTCAGTTGAATACTTGTGTATAATCTCAAATGGATTTGTCAGCATCATCAATAGAAACTCTGCAAATACAAATTCACTACTACGAGTCCATGCAAGTTCAACTGGAGAGTTGTCTCCGAATTCCCATGCTTGGTCCATTAATGCTATGTCACTTGATGATATTGCACTACCGAAGAACAAATTCGCTGGTGTCCGCAAGTTGTCTGAACCGTCAACTGGGACTGGTATCGATAAATCATTTAGATTTATTAATGATTCCCAAAAGGATATTGTCGTATAAGTTGCACCGTATTTCGTATCAAAGCCTGCTGGCTTCTGTGATAATTTTAATGCCTTCCATGGTTCTAATAGTGGCTTATCTGTGCCATAAGCCTGTAGTAGTTGACCTCTCCAGTGACCAGCGGTTGTGTCATCTTTTGCTCTATAGTTCCATGTTTTGAAATCAGTAACATCGTAAGTATCGTTGTCTAAGTCGTCAATACTATTTCTCATCATCCACTTCTTAAAGAATGGATACATAATATATTTCTTTTCAGACATAGTATAGTCATTTGTCGCTGTGCCATATATGCCATAATTCATGCTGTCTATGTCAGAATCTTTATTGTTTGTTAGATTATTAAACACCAAAGTTTCGAATATAATTAATATGGTATCTATTCTATTTGTCTTACCGTCTACTAATGGATATGCAGGAGTCAGTGAACCATCGTGCCCTTTAATAAACTTCACTGATGAAGAATATCCTGTATCTGTAATTATTTCTGGAATATATGCTGGTGCAATACCTAAAGAAGTTGCACTTGGTGGGATATAAGTTTCTTTAATGTTAATATAATGTCTAACAGTTATTACATCACCTGTTGACCTTGCTGTTGTAAAGTTTATTTCTGTTGCACCAGAAGATAATGTATAATCTATATTGAATCTCTGTATAACATCATTTAGAGTTATAACAATATTTTTGTCATGTAGTATCGAGTCTCTGAATGTAGGCATTACTTGTTCAGTTGCGCCATCAATGACTGTGACATCAAGTTGTTGATAATGAGAATTATTCTCACCAAAGTTTATCATAGAACTATCTCTAAAAATACTCACACTTGTGTGTTTTCCTTGAGATATACTACTGATTGCATCTTCTAAAATTTGCAAATCTGTTTTGGTATCACTCGCACTACTTGATAATGTTTTTATAATTGTAGTTATTAGTTTGTTCTTATATCCATTATAAGCATTTGATAAAAATTCAGTGGCTTTTAGTGGATTATAATCTTCTCTTGTTAATGCAAAGTACGCCTCTTTGACATCTACATTGTTACGAACTAGTACACTGCCCTTATCTGCGTGTCTTAATTTCAGAGTTGTGTCACCAATGTTTCTGTAGTTGTTTGAAGCATTTGCATTGCCAGACAATGCATCAGTTGTTTCGATTATACGAGACATATGCTCGTGTAGAGTAGAGTATACTAATTCTTTATTAGCGTACGAAGTATTATCAACGTTATATTCTAGTGCAGGGTTTAATCTTTGAAATACTTTGTCGCCTTCATAAACAACCGGAGTTGAAGTACAGTAATCAACATATATGTTTCCAGAAACTGCCTCTGTTAGTGTGATTTTCTTTGACGCATCATCAAATGTATAATTTCCTAATTGCTTTTTACCGTCTACATATAAATCTATTGAATTGAAATTCTTAGGAGACTGGAGAAGTTGAATATTTGAAACTGTAGCCTTGTCGCCCAACTCTTGTCTTAGGTTTCTATAATCAAAAGTTGTGGATATCATTAAATCTTTGTAACTCGCGGCAACAATCCCATTTTCCCACTTGTATGTTGAGTTGTCTAATAAGTCAATATTAAATACAAATTCACTATAGTAATCACCCGCTTTTAACTTAGGTTTAAATCCTAGTTCTGCATCTGTTACATAGTTCTCACCAGCAACATAATGAAATATTTTTATGTCAGCAAGTTGAGTTGTTCCGGTAGAATCGTATGATTCAAATGTTGGTAAAGCCCATACTGTGTCACTCAAAGATTTGGCTTGACTTCCATTACTAAGTTTTACATGTTTATCAAATTCTATGATTGGACGAGATGCTTGTGTTATTAACTTAAAGTTTGAGTCAGTGATATATTTTTTGATGTCATCATAGTGATGCCAACTATTATTCTTTGACCACCAGTTGTTAGTGCCATATGGCTTATCTACGCTACGGTCGATTGTAACGTAATGTTTAATATCTGTTCCTGCAAATATGTCTGAACGAAATTCTGATGGCACCCAGTAATACATACTGAAGTTAACAAATTTATCTAAATCTATTGGCAATGCAATAGTGCTTAATGTGTTGCTACTATTAAATAATCTTCTATGGTCGTTTGTGAGAGAGCCTTTGTTGTATACTGCATTGAGTAAATCTTCGTAGAATATATTATCAGTCGCATTTCTGTTTGAGAAAGTTGGTTCTAATCCATAATTATCTCTTGCATATGATTGTGGTGGGAATGAAAGATATATATCACTACTTTTGAATATTCCTTTTTCTTTTCTACCAACAAACGCTTTTGTTTTCTCCATTTCACCAACAGAGAACGCACGGTCAAGAGTTGACTCAAATATTGTTTCTAACTCGCGGTTCTTTAAGTGTCCTGGTAAAAAGTCATAAATCTTCTTTGCCATGTTATTCGCCTACTAATTCAGATTGTGATAATTGTGTAATTATTTTTACATCATTCGATGTTGTTACTGCCATAAATATCTCATTCAATGCACAAGAGATACTTAGTAACTTTGTGAACTCATTCGTAGAATATTTAGGAGTAATTACTACACTCGAAATATAGTCTCCTAGTTCTTGGTGCAAGTATGCCGCCAGTTCTGAGAAGTAGAATGTCGCTCCGAAATCCCAGTTGTCAATTGCAAAGTATTCATTCACTTTCGTAGACACTGCTGTTTTGATTTCACTGTCTGTGTATCCAACTCCCAACTTCTTAATTACCTTAAATACTGCTTGATTCTCTGTTGTAGCATATGAGCCGAACAGATATTTGAACTCTGCTGGAATATAAGCAACATGGTCTGCAATGGCAGCCTTAGGCTCAATTGTAGTCATTAGTTTTTTCAATTCATAATTATTTGGTGGTGTTGGTTGTTTAGTTGTGAAATCTTTTGCTACCCATTTCTGTACATTTCTCACATAATCAGAACTCAAGACATACATATCAATAATATTACTTGTGCTAGGATTTATTCGTTTGTCTATATCTGCATAATGGTCCCATCTGAAACTTGTAAATGTGTCTTCAACAAATGATATTCCTTCTTTCACTGAATATGATATAGACTGATACACTATGTTTTCTCCAGAGCCACTATATGTGAAAGATGTATTCCAAACTCCACCTATTCGTTTATACCAAGTTGTGTTGGTTGTGTTATACCACAATATAGCAGTCAAAGGAACTGTATTATCTGGAGTGAGGGCACTGACTTGTGGTGCCGCATATGCCACAGTTGACGCTCTATCATATGTTACTGTTCCAACAGTATATGATTCTGTTACCATTGAATTTCCAGAAGTGATAGTAAAGACTTCGTATGGATTACCGTTTGTATTTCCTGCGAACAACTTAACTTTTGTATTATCTTTGTAACCTGCTTGAGTGTAGTAATCATCATATACATGCGCCGCTAATGTTTTGTATGTTACATCTGTTTGTGTGGCTAATGTCGCTAATTCGAATGTCGCTTTTACTCTGACTGAGAAGGTAGTAATGTCTGCATAAGATGTTGGAGAGCCAATAAAGACATCAATAAGGTCATTTACTGCGACTGCATGTGTCCAGAATACAACTTTATATGTTGTACCAGTGATAAGTGTAACTGTAGTATGCTCTGCATCAATAAAAGTACCATTTGCTGTTTTAAGAAGCATGTTACTCGTTGTAAGTGCTGTTGCACTTGTTATTGTAAATTGTCCATACGGATATTGTTTGAACTTGATATCTTGGTCTAGTGTGTTGATGTTTAATTGGTTCTGATTACCTGGAGTACCAGCATCTGTGTCGGCATGTTGGAATGGCAAAGTAAATGTATACTCTAAAGCGCCAGCATCATATGTTGTCACTATTCCTGTTCCACTTTGTTCAACATTATCTGTTGTATCAATAAACGCAAATTTACTACCAGCACTACTAAAATAAGTAGTTGATGGTATTCCTTTGAACCCAATAGTATTCAAATCAGCCGTACTAATTGTCGCAAAACTACTGTCTGCATTAGAATGGTCTTCAGAGCCTGAATAGTTAATAGCAATATTCGTGGATGACAGATTAGTGTCGGTCGATACTGTTACTGAATTGTCTATTCCAACTGTGGATGATAATGATGTTATTGTTGCTAGGTCATCAATTTGTAAATGTAGTTTGTCTTGTCCGTCTCCTAAATCTGTCTCGTCACCAATAACCTCACCTGCAGTTGTTGTAGGTTTAATTACTTGTGCCGCTGTTAATGGATATTCTAAACCATCTGGTGATATAAGAGAATGTGAATATAATGGACTTCTAACTGCTCCATTTGTTTCAATGAAGTTGTATGTTTCTCTAGCACCAGTGTTGAGATAGACTGCGTTAAATGTTGCACCCACAGTACTATAAACTGCAGGATTACTTACTTTTTGTTGTCCCACTACCACTGTTGGATTATTCGTTGTTGAATCGTAATTACTTGAAGTTTGACCCGATAAGTAGTTTAAAAATATAGTATCTCTCTGAGATAGATTTGTTTCATTATCGATTACATCAGTTGTATTCCCATAGAAAAACTTAACTTGGTCTCTACTTTCGAATGCCACTTTTTTACCAGTGAATTGTGCTATGTATTCTGATTCATTATCTCTAATTCCAGAAGTGTAGTTGAAGATTACGTGTATTTCTGAAGGAGTAGAACCAGTGTGAATTTGCCATTCCCATTCTTGTGCCTTGCCGGCTACTAATCCATACTTCAATGTAAACGTTGTTTCTGAAACACTATCTACTTTAGCCTTAATTGCTGTTACTTCGGCGTCATTAAATTTTGTTCTTACACCTCTTATAATTTTTATAATAGTTCCATTTGCTGGCATTGATTTGTCAAGTGTGTAGTTTGATGACAGGTCAGCCAGTTTTGTGCCTACTGTTAAAACTTTTGCATATGTTGTTATTTCACCAACGTTCAGTTCAAAAATATCGCCTTCGAATACTTTAGCATCTATTGTAGCATTTACTACCATTGAATCATTTGTTGATACTGTAAATGATTTTGCTACTGCTATATTGATACCAACCGCACTGTTATACTTGTAGTAAAATTGATTTAAAAGACTTGGATGTTTGATTGCTTTAGTAAGTTCATTTCTTATAAAATTATCACTTTTGCCTTGTTCTTTATTATAACTTAGAGGAACTTTTATTACCTCATCTTCAACGAATAAACTTCCGTCTGCTCCCGTCACACTTAAATTTGAGTGGTGACCGATTACATCATCCATCTCAAAGAAACGAGATTTACCGGCAAATGATGTGTTAACTGATTTTAATTTTCTAACTACATTACTGCCGAGACTTAATGGATATACGTTATAATCTTGTGCGTTAACCATTCTATCTTGTGAGTAATAACTTCTAGGTGCTATTCTACGTACACTTGCATATGTTTCGCCAGAGTAGTTCTCAGTGAAGTCTTTAGTGCTTGTCAGTGTGAATGTTAGGCTATATGTTCTGCCGTCACCACTTACATATGGAATTGTTATATCTACGTTAGTGATGTCGTTTGCATTTACAGAAAAGTTATCGTTGTCTGCTGTTCTGTACCATGTTCTATATCCACCACTTGCGGCATTACCAAATACACCATCTGGATAAGTTAATTCAATTGAGTTATTGTCAAGTGAGCCTATGCTTACTATATCGCCTGAACCCGTTCGTAAGGCATTATAAATTGCAGTTTCACGGGTAGAGTTGTCTACTTTAGTAACACTGGAAACATACGTGTTGTTCGAATCCGTTTTCGTAACCCAAACATCACTATTTGATACGTCTACTGCATTTACCTTCTGTCTTCTATTTGAAATTACTGTTTTGTAGTTTTTATCTTCGTAATTCAATTGACCAGCACAAGCGTAAACAAAGAATCCTGTTCTATCACTAGCAGAACCCAAGTTATCATTTCTGTTTATAAGTGTAAAGTTTTTAGAAAGATTTGGTTCGTCTTCATAAATCGTTGATAGTGTCTTGTCTAGAACAACACGAACAGCCTCAAAATTTCTGGAAGCGCCTGCTATTGGACTAGTAAATGGATAATTTATGTTCTTTGAAGACGAAGACTCATTTATTTCATATAAAGAGTAATCTACCTCATCGAGTCTCATTGTAGACGCTGGATTTTGAATTTTTGTATTTCCAGCGAATGAAGAATTTAAAACACTAATAAAGTTCTCATACCAATCAGCATTATTGCTGTCGTTCCAATTTACAATTTTTCCTGCAAGAGATAAACCTTCGTTGTCCAATACGTCTTCACTAGTTGTGACACTTGAAATCTTCATAAAGCCTTTTGCGTTGATTGGGCGTGTCTTATTATATCCAAGTGATTTTGCCATTTGAAGAATGCTGGCTCTACGTTCAGCAGTGTCCATGAAATTCTCACGGGTATTCATATCCAATCTGAATGCTAAACTGTGTCCCATGTATGCGACTAAATCTAAGACTGCGATAAATTCAGAACTTGATACGAAGTCATTAAACTTATCAGGATAAGTCTGTGCTGTATACTCTAGGAGTGCTGTTCTAATTGTGTCAAAATCATATGCTTTAAGGCTAATATTGGTAAATGCAGTATATACTGTTGTCCAACTTTCACTTGCGAATAGATTGTCTGTACGTTCTTGGCTCATAATGGTCTCTCTATTATTCTCTATCTAAGTCGATAGCCAATTCTACTATCTCATTTGATGGTAGAATTGAAATTCTTAGCATAGCGTTTATTGTATGGTCCGAGTCTGTAACCTCTATGCTAACAAGGTCAACTCTCGGGTCAGTATCTATAATCTTTGTTAAATCTGCTCTAATTAAGTCAGTTGTTTCTGGAGTCAGAGGCTCAAATTTCATTTCATGGATAATTGACCCGTAAGTAGGCAACATCACACGTTCGCCCCTACGAGTCATGATATGATTCATTAGGTCTTCAATCACCAAGTCTTTGTCATGTAACTCGTGATTTATTGCTTTTAAATTTTTGGTACTAAACCCTGCGAATATTGGCATATCTATTATTTTCTCTGTAGTTTATGTTACATGTATTTATCTCTACATAATATTCGTAGTTTTAGATTGACAAATGGATGCAATTCTGTTATGATAGTATATAAATAATAGTAATAATCACAACAAGGATAACATCTAATGCCAAATTTAGTACCAATGGTCGTTGACCAATCAGCAAATGGAGAGCGTAGTTACGATATTTTCTCTCGTTTATTAAAAGAAAGAGTGATATTTTTGACTAGCGAAGTGAATGACTACCAAGCAGACTTGATTTGTGCCCAGTTATTATTCTTAGAAGCAGAGAATCCAGACAAAGATATTCATTTTTATATCAATTCTCCAGGTGGGGCAGTCACGTCCGGTATGGCAATCTATGATACGATGCAATTTATCGGTTCTGATGTTGCAACTACTGTAATGGGTCAAGCATGTTCTATGGGTTCGTTACTTGCTCAAGCAGGTGCGAAAGGAAAACGACATGTGTTACCGAATGCTCGTACAATGATACATCAACCAAGTGGTGGTGCAGGTGGTCAAGCAACCGATATGAAGATTCAAGTCGATGAAATGATGAAACTTAAAGAAAGATTGACTCAAATCTACGTGAATCATAATTCTGCTGGAAAGACATTTGATGAGTTAACTGAAGCGATGGAACGTGACAACTTCATGTCAGCAGAAGAAACTGTTGCTTATGGATTAGCAGATAAAGTCATAGATAGTCGTTAAGAAAAACTTGGCACGTAACTGAACATCTTTGCAGTTTTTATTTTTCGTTGTGCTATTTTGTCATCTACTCTGCCATTTTTCATTAAGTCTGTTTGAATTTCGTCAGTTACAGCATACCAATCTTTTGCATTTATAAGAGCAATCACTGGACTATTTTCTATAGTACTCGTGCCTTCATTATAGAAGTGATATAATAGTGCGTCATAATGTGGTTGTGATATTTTTACTTTGATAAACTTTTCTAATATGTTACCGATGTTTCGTAATTGTTTTTCTAAAATAAATTCAGCCATTGGTTTCGTTATCTTTTTAGATTCGATATCTATTCGAGTGCCTGCAACAGTTATATATCCATAATTCGTTTCAGTATTAGACACTTTATAATTGTAACCGACAATATTGTCTGTGACCGTAAGTGTTGGTTTATTGTCTAGTATTATAGCGTTTTTACTCATTGATGAAAACGTCAAGGTGGTCGTATCCTCTAAGTTCACTTTCACATGAGATAGTATGTAGGTTGGTTTGCCTTTTGTGTCATATCCCGTTCCTAAGTATGTACCAGTAGGGGTTATTACGTGTAACGGCAACTGTATGTAATTTAATAATGAACCTTTTCGTTTATCGTATATCATTTTTTGATTTCCGCGTTTTTACAACCTTCATCACTAGCGGCGCCTATTGCATAAGCACTTGCTGTGTCTTTCAATTCTTTTGCTTGGGATCTAACATATGGTTCATGTGTTGGCATACAAGATACAATTGTCTCTTTAAGTTTAGTATTTTCAGAATTTTGCATATCTTCCATTTCACCAACTAGAATGAGTTCTGATTTTTGTGCAATTGGTCCATTCAAATGCAATATGCCACCAGTTGTTACTAAACAATTGACTCCGACATCAACGTTCATTCCTGCTTCACTTTGCAAGAACTGTGCTCCTTTGCTTCGTAGATGTAATTCTTCGGTAGCATTAATCTTGGTGGACTTAACACTACGCATATTAATATTTTCGCCTGCTTCTATGTTGATATTTTTATCAGCACGAAGATTGAAATTTTTTTCTGTTCTCATATTCAGTGAGCCTTCTGCGTAGACCATGACTTCACCACTTGCTCCAATTTCTACCCATCCAGTGCCCGTGCTGTTTATTGCGTAAATGGTATCATTACCACCATCTAAAATAACGGCAGCGCCTGATTGTGTTGTTATTCTTATTTGTTCAGGATGAATCTCACCCGTGTCATCGATACTACCGTCATCAATTGTGATTGCAGAGCCACCAGGTGTTTTAAATCCAGTAACTTTAGGTAACTGAGGTGTTTCATAGTTTGCATCTCTATGAGGAGAAGCAGTAGATGAGCCTCTTACATAATCACTGTATGTTCCTTGTGCGGCTATAACCTCATTTCTGGCGCTATTCTCTATTTCTTCATCTGCTAGAGTTACTCCATCAAGTGTTTTTGCGGTTTCTTTGGCCGCACCGATATTCTTAAACAGACCTTCACCTTGACCCTTTCCATCTATATGTGGCTTGCCTCTTGCACCACCACTAACGATATCAAATACTTCTTGTGCAACTGCGAACCAATATCCTTCAGACACAGAACCACCCTCACTAAAGAACACAAGAATAGTAGTTCCATGGTCAACAGGCGCACCAAATGAACCAGTATTACTGGCATGTTGAAAAAACATAGGCTCAGAGGGATTACCACCCAGAGATGGAATATACGCGGCTAGTCTGCCTCGTCCAGTCGGGTCAATATAAACTTCTTTTGTTGTCGGATTAGTAATAACAACTACAGCCTTATAGATACCTCTGCCCAATGCCTTGACAATGGGAGATTCTTGATGTTTCTTCTGTTCTTCGATAATGTCTGAGAATGCCATTATTTATTCCTCGTGTTATGGGTTAGGGTCTACTATGAATTTATTTGGATTTATATCTATTATTAATCCACCATTTGCATCCCTGGTTAATATATTTCCTTTTGAGTAGATATTATTTGTTGTAGAAATATTAGGAAATAAATCAGAGATACCATTTTTTATGGCATCATAATCGCTATGATACATTGGGTACATATCTGTCTTTGTAGTTGTGTGTAGACTAAAAAGTGCAACAGGATCAATAGTCTGAGAGTCACCATTCGCATCTGTATATGTAATTGCGCCTACTTTAGAAAAGTCTTTAACCTTGATTTTAATTCCTGCATCATCTGTTACTACTTTCATCTGTGCGTTATCAGTATTTGTTATTAACTTATATATCTTTTGAGCCTCTGCGTGTTGACTTAACATGGACATATCTCCTCCGACTGCATCTAGTTTATCTCTCATACTTCCTGGTAAAAGAATATCATATGTATTAGTGGGAAGACCGGTCGTTTTAAATACAACTGGCTGTTGGGCTACAGTAACTTGTTCTACTGGAATATCTATTGGAACAAAAGTAGTTGTGCCGCCCGTTTCTATAGTTGCAACTTGCCCTATTGTCTCGTCTGGTTGAGCAAGGTGTTTTATAGTAAGGTCTGTTTCAAGATCTTCTAACTCCACTATCATAGCGAGTTCTTCTTGAGGATCAAAATAGTACGTCTTAGCAGATAACGAATCATGTTTCACACTTGCTATTGCTATTTCTGCCTGTATCATGCCTATGTTGGCAGCGTTTGTCAAATCAGCACGGTGTCCAGTCTGTGCAGTAGTGACTATCTTCTTAACGCCATCTTCATATTTCTTAACAGTTTTGTAATCCTCTTCTGGTAATGCATTTAATGCCGCTTCATTAGAGAGTTTTTTGATTATTGCATCTACTGTATCAAGTCTATCGATATCGGAGATAATCAGACCGTCATTCTTTATTTCGGCATCTAAGATACTTACTGTTGAGTGAATCAATGCTTCTTTTGCCGCAACTTCATCTGAAGTTAACATATTGTTATCCAGAATACTATTGATGGCCTCTGATAATACAACTCGGTCAGATTGTTCATTTTGAGTAAACCCTGGTCCAGTAAAACTTACAATCTCAAGTGTTCGAGATGCTGTTTTACTCGCCGCAATCTTTGCCTCTTTTGCTAATGCCTCGACTTTTTTATCTATGTAATACTGCTCCTTTACTGCATCGTTCCATTCTTTACCAAGCAATATAATCTTTCTACTGCGACATTGTCCAACACAAGTAGTATCATCTCTTATCGTCTCCCACTTTGCTTCGTATTCTACTTCAGTCATTGGTGGTGTTGGCGGAATATTTATTAGTGTTTCTGATGATGATCCAACAATAATAGGCGTAGTTCCATCTAGTATCATATTGTCTACTACTGCGCCGAGCGAGCCGGGTAATGAACTACTAACATCTTCAGAAGCGACACCACTTTCTTGTTCCTCGATAATAGCCACTGGTGTTTTTGCCAATGAGGATTTTCTAACTATGCGTTCTATATCTGCAGGATCATGTCCATCAACAGATAGTACACCACCAGCGGCAATTTGAAACTGAGCTATTTCATAATCTGAATACTTAGTATCTACAGAGTTTTTGGTTATTAAGCCGCGATCTCTTCTATAAACGCCAGTGCCATCATCTGCATCTGTAATAACACCAATGTCAATCGTACTTGAAGATTCAGTAATACTACCAGCGTTCTGAGGATGAGTATCAGCAATCTCGTTATTTAGATGTGCATTTATCTCTGCTATTGTTGGAGTTACTCCAGGAGTAGTTTCAAATATGGATAGAATCTTTTTGTCGTGTGCCGCGATAGCATCACAACTTACAAAAGGTAGCACTCCTCTTGCTTGTTCAGACCTACAAGAACGTGTCATTCCAGGTAGAGCATTTAAATAATGGGCTGCAACTGCTTGTCTTACTAATGGGCCGCTCGGAAGTTCGGCTGTGGTTTCTGCGGCAACATGTAATGTCTCCGCGAGTTCGGCAGTCTCTACAAAATCTTCTGCCAGTTTTACCTTTTCTTCGCCGACAGGAGTAGGAGATGGCTCAACTGCTATTGCATTTCTTGGCCTATATGATGACATTGCCTTTGCCATTCTACTCTCTCTGGTTGCTTCTTCTAGTTTAATCTTAGCCGCAAGGAGTTCCGCTGGAGTTTTCGGGGTCATATTATCTATCACTGCTTGTGATACGATAAGGCCACTACCATGTTGGTCTTTTAGTGAACCCTTAACGTTAGGGTTTGACGGTAACTGACTTGGCGGACCCGATGCTGTAGTCACTCCGTTAGCATTTATTACGCTCAACAGATACGGGACGTTTTCTTCTGAATTTACTACTGCATTGGCAATTTTTGGGGTTTCTGGCGCGACATATACATCGATTTCGCCTTCAAATGCAGGGCCGATAGTCGCGGGAGTAGAGACCATATATTCTGCCTCAGTGTTCTTTCTCATTGTTAATGATTGTAGAAATCTGCCGCCACTAAAAGTACTAGTAATGGTAGTAACTACATACAAACTTGTAATAAGATTTCTCGTAAGTACGTTATCATTCAAATCAACTCCATCCGCTATGCCAGATACTATGACACATCCATTCGGTCCATTCATTGTTGTTTGAACGTTTAATCCTTTGTCAGTGGTTGTTCCACTATTTCCAAACTGTTCTTTTGCAACGGCAGGCGACATATATCCTTCAATCCAAAATGGATCACCTTTAATAGTCATCTGTGCATTAATCATACTTATATTATTCGACTTAGACTCGTAATACTTTTCTTTGGCCATAGTGACACTATCAGGATCTGTCGCTTTAAGTGTAGCAATTTTATGTGAGTCCACTAATCTAGATATTACTCTCTCAAATATAATAGGATTATTAGTTTGAGATTTAAGTATAGTTTCAAAATCTTCATTAGATAAAGTAGATAGTATATCGTCATTTAAATTCTCAGTTAATATCATAGTTCTCTGATTTAACC